GAAGTATTTTGTCAGCCCTGTGTTATATCCGCTGACCAAAACCATTCCACCGGCAATATCTGCGCCGGTACCGTTGAGGACCAGAGACGCAATCGTGGTAAGCGTTGAGTTGTCGCCCGGTAACGACCTAAAAGCCTTGGAAGCTTTCAGTTGATGGGTAGTCCAGAATGTAGCACCCCTGACATAAAGATTTATCCCGGTGGCACTATACTGGTTGGCTTCTTCAGCATTATTGCCATGGAGAATCACGTTTGTTTCGTCGATTGTGTTATTACTTACCCACTCCACATGTCTATTTCCTCCGATATTCGATACATCTTCGGGGCCATCAGTTCCACTTATGCGATTATCCTTGAATGAAGAATACCATATATTCCCATACCTAATATGCCCACCAGATAACGTGTCCTGAATGTGGTTTTTTTCTACATATATATTAGTTATTGGATTAGCAGAATTATACCCGGTGACATCTATATTATAGTCTGAGGCCGATCCGTCAAGTCCGTTGGACTCAAAATGACTACTCAATACTCTTATGTTCTCAATAGGAGGCCCTCCCGTATCATTCCCCTCCACCACAAGTCCGCTTCCCTGGTTGCTTTCAAACACGCAGTTCTGGTCGAAAGTTATACCTACTCCGCTTTTAATAAACCCCCCATGCTTACCGGCAGCCCTAAATCTAGTATTACTAAATGTAACGGTTGTCGGGAAACTATCGGCCTCTGAGTTTGTGGTCATGGGGTAATAACAATTATAGAAATTTGAATCATTGATGTGGGTGCTAACAACCTTTGAAATCTTCATACAATAACCGCCAACCTCCGTAAAACCATTTATTGTAATCTTATCCACATTCAAAAATTGGTACATTGTCCCGCCACCTAAAAGTAATCCTCCAGTTGGCGTTCCGGCACTTGTAGTTATTTGGAAGTTAGCCAAATATGGTCCGATATTTCCTTGTCCGGTGTTATCGCTCATTGTTAAAGCAACACCGCTTCCCTGATAATCCAGTATGCTTGACGGCCCGCCCCCAAAAACCCCGCTCATGCCGGTAGTAACTCCGGCTGTCGTATATGTAAGTCCTGAGCCGTTGTACGCGAAAGTGCCCGGCGGAATTAGTATGGGGAGATTATTCGCCTCGGCGTAAGCAAATGCCGCAGCAAGTGCCGTTGCATTTGCAGAAACGGAACCTCCGGACGTCGCCCCGTAATCCCGCACATCCACCGCGAAGGGGGAGACGATTTGAGTGGAGATGTAGTGGCCCGCATGTCCTCCCGCAGAGGTTGTGGCTTCGCTTGGATTACCTACTTTCAGGTGCTCCATCAGGACCGTATTGTCTTCCAGGTTTACCTTCCATCCGTCCGAAATAGAAGGATTCACATTCCACACAAGACTTGTCGCGTAAAACAGGAGAGCCAATATCCACGCCGTATATTTCTTCATCGTGTCTCCCCTATGCCGCTATCGGAGTCGTCATTGACGTATAGTTGGTCTTACTCACCGTTACGTTGAAGACGGTCAAGACCGCGTGATCGCCGTCGTCGACCCAGAACGTATACGATCCGTCAGTACCGGATGTCGTAGCCCCACCCGACAAGGCGGACCCACCGGACTCCGCAGCGTAGCAAGTCGCGGCGGCTCCACCGGAGTAGACCGTCAATGTCGCCGTTGCAGAGGCCACAATGTTCCCAACGCCGTCTCTTGCTACCCCTGATATGGGTCTACGGGCCATTCGATCCTCCTCGATACGGATACTTGCCGCCCTCTGAAACGACCCCTAGCAACTTGATATAGGTCTGCGCCGCAAGAGACGACTCGGCGGGAATCCCCGCTGTGCCCGACAGCAACGCCGTCCCTCGCTTGGTGAGGTACGCTTTAGCGATGATGTTGGGAGGCCACAGCGTTTTAATCACCCCCCACAGATTGCCCTTCGCCAAATCCGACCCCGCCTGGATGAGCGTAAAGTATGAAATAAGCGCCTGCCCCGTACCGGAGGGGTTTTTAGCGATGTTCTCCACGGTCCGCGTTACCGCGCCGACTTTGTTCATGTCTGCGATGTTCTGAGTGAGTTCGGGACCAAGAAACGCATTCAATTTGTTTTTGCCGTGCCTGTCGAGCATTCTCCCAAGATCGGAGGGGTGCATCATGCCGTACACGTTCAGTTCGATCTCGTTCGCAAGGAAAGTAGACCGCATCCGGTTCATAACGTCCTTGCCGACGACGAGCTTCAACCGAGACAGCATCGGGATGTTTTCCGTCTGCATGATAAACGATGCGACCTTCTCGGGCGACTTCTTCATCAGGTCGATAAAATACTTGTTTCGTTCAAGGTTTGCGACCTTCATCCCCTTAGCGGCATTTGCGGCGTCCACCATCAGAGATATTTCCTGCGGCGAGTAGAAAGCCGTGAGCGTTTCGCCGTACTTTGCGATGTTCTTCACAACCCCATCGGGGTCAAACGGCCCCGGCTTGTCGACATCGAACAGTTTACTGGTGAGCCGGTCCTTGAACTTCTGCACCCCCTGCGGACCGATCGCCGCTTTGAACTTCGCCGGTACGGTCGTGCTCCCCGCGTCGGTCACGTAGTCAAGGAGATATTCCGGCTTCTCCGTCATCATCTTGATAACGTCTTTATCCTGCCAGAAGTTCGTCTTCTTCTTGTAGAACGCCTTCGCCAAGGAATGAACGCGCTGGTACTCCCCCCCGACATGAGTAGCGAAGACTTCCTCGTCCGCGCCAAGAGCGCCTTGGAGCCGCTTGTACGCCCCGCCCTCCTTGCTGCTCATAAACTTGCCGCCTTCGATCCCCTTCCGTGCCGCACTATCCGCGACCTCGATGGCGTCTCTAAAGTGCGAGCGAAGAGTGGACACCGCGTCGGGGTTTAAGCCCACATTGCCCAGTTCCTCATAGGGCTTGTCCACGCGCATGGTCTGTAACACCGCCGTCCGTAGATCGTCCGTTTCCTGCTGGTTCTTCGGTTTACTGCCCGCCACCAACGCATCTACGGATTTCTTTATCTCCGCGTCTTTCTTCGTCGCCGCTGCGATCTCTTCCTGCGTAGTCGGAAGCTTCGTGTACGACTTCAACCGGGAGATGAGCGCGTTGTTCCGGTCGCTCGCGGGAATCTTCAATTCCTCGTCGATAATTTTCTGCGCCGTCGCCTTCAAATTACCCGCCGCGAGCCGTTCGTCGCCGTTTAGAAACTGTTTCGCTTTGTCATACAACTTACTGGCGCGTTCGAAATCCTTCGCGTTCCTGGCCTTTATGATTTCCTGTCCGCTCTTCCCCAACTCGGAGTATGGCTCGTTGGACCCCATTGATTTCAAGAGCGCGGTTCGTACCTGCTCCACATCTGCGGCGGTCCGAGCATCAGATCGCTTGACCAGAGCGTCGACTTTCTCCTTGACGATCTTCCCCGCCTCCGCCGCCCTGTCTGCGGACAAAGTACCGGGGTACGGGTCTCCGAGTTTATCCAGCCACTGCTGGCGCTTGGCGACCCACTTCGAAGCCTCCTGCGCGTCCCGTTTGTTGAACACCCCACCGGCGGTCAAGAACCATCGACCGACCATCTCCGTCCGCGACAACCCCGGAGAACCGGTCTGCTGCGCTGCGGTGAGGTCGAAACCCTCACGCTCTGCGATCGCCGCTGCTTCCTTGTTGAGAGCGATTTCATTCGCTGCGGCCTTCCCCCCAAGATACCTGAAGGGGGCCTCCAGAACCGGCTGAGCGACTTTGCCTGCGGCGGACAGGGTAGCCCCGACAACCACATCCTTCGCTCTGCTCTTGGCGGATTCCTCGAACGAAGGCAGGTCGCTCAGTCCTGTCGCGGTATCTATCGCTTGCGCGGCCCCTCTGCCGGTCGAGTAACCTATACCTGCGCCTTTCAACGCCCCGACAGTAGCGCCCACCGGACCACCTGCGGCCCCGGTAACGGCACCTGCGGTCTCACCCAATACCATCCCGCCCATCTCAAGAAGGGGGGTGTAGATGCTGCTAAGAAACTCACGAACAGGTTTGCCTTGACGCAACTGCGTCTCGCCCTTCGGAGAAACGGCGAACCCTTTCGGTATCCGGGCGATGACTTTATCCTGCTCCGCGACGGGCAAAGAAGAGAAATCAGGGTTCTGCGACATGACCTTACGCTGCTCTTCCGTCGGCAGGCCCTTGAAATCCTCGTTGCTTGCCAGTTCAGCAAGATCCATTACTTTCCTCCGTACTTCTTGAAGAACTCATCCGCCGTCTTGACGCCGCCACCGCCCTTTTTCGCCGTCCCTCTAAACACGACGTTATTCGGCTCGTACCCGTAGGTCTTGGCGAGACCACGGTATTCCTCTGCTACCGAGTCATATCGCTCTTTCGATGCAGACAGGAACCGGTCGGACATCGTTTTAAGTGCGTCTCGTTCCGCGCTTGTCAACCCGGCACCGCCGGTAAGAACCTTCTGAGCCTTGCCCTTTATCATATTGACAGTCGCAATATCGTTGCTTGTACGTGCGTACTCGGACTCTCTAACGACGGACTGCGGATCGGTCATCTTGTTGAACATGGTAATCAACGCCTGATCGACAGCAACAAAATTGTTCGTCGTCTTCGATTCCTCGATGGCCTGCGCCATCTGTCCAGCCTTGATGTTCGTCTCGTTGAAGTTCTTCACTTCAGGCAACTTCTCGAAATCCTGCCGCATATCCCGCTCGTTCTTGAACTGCTGATTGGCGGCAAGGCGATCTTCGCGCTTGCCCCCGCGCTCATTCCAACGAGGGGCTTCACCAACCTTCACCCACGCACCGTCTTTCCATTCCTCGGTGATCTGCTTGTCGCCAACGTCCCTGTTTCGCGTTGTGGGGGCCTTGGCTTCTTTCTCCGGCGGGGCGACCAATTCCTCCATCGTCCCGTCTTCCTTCTGCCGGTACAGCCCCCCGCCCGGACCCTTGACTATTTTTCCAGTCTGCTTTGTTTCCTCAAGTGCCTTCTTCTCCTGATACGCCTTGTCGATCTCTAACGCGCTGTTCAGGTGCATCGTTTTCAGCTTGTCTAAATCCGCTATGCGTTTTTGCAGGATGGGTATACTCTTATCGTCAGGCTTGGTCGTTGTTAGTTCCGCCAACTGCTGCTTCAGTGGGATCATCTCTTTATTGATATCCGCCACATCGGTAAGTGCTAGTTGACTAGTAAATTCAAGGTTCTCTTTCAGATACTGCTTTGCGTTCGCAAGGTTTTCGTTAGATATGACAAGGTTTCCTCCGATATCTTGAATCCACCCGTTATCCTTGCCAAGTTTAAGCAACTTCTCTCTCGACCCAGGACGGGCGTTTTGGAGAATGGTATCTACGGGCACAACGGTCTTATTGAACTTCTGCTTCTTTGCCTGTTCCTCTGCCGCCCAACCGAACTTGGTCGCCTCTCGCGCCGCAGACTCCCTCTCCAGGCCAAACTTCTCAGCCTGCAATCCAACCGTGTACGCTTTCTCGGCCTGTTGATCTTCGTTCTGTCTTATTTCGATAGCCTTGCCCATTAGGCTGTTTACACTACCGAGTGCGTTAGACCTTCCAAGATTCTCCATGAAGCCCATTACGCGGCCACCTCCTTAACAGATTGCCCTGCTAGACGGGCAATCTTCTCGCATCTCCACCATGCGTATTTCCATACAAGGCGTTCGGTAATCGTGGGTTCTACCTTGGCCTGAACCGCCAGCATGTAACCCACGAAATGCATCGCAAACGGAACGAGGAAGAAGTTAGCCGCCCTATTGTTTCGCATAAGGCGCACTATAGGTTCCGCCCATTCGAGGTACGCGGCGAAAAGATCGTCAGGGATATGCCGGAAGCGGTAGATCACGCAGGCGGTCCTCTCGCGCTCGGTGATGCGTTTCTGGCGGACAAGTTCGCTGCAAATGACCGAATCCGCGATACCCTTGATGCCCCCGATGATACCACCCACTACCGCGCCCACGGGACCGGCAATCATAAACCCCGCGCCAGCGTATGCCGCCGCTTCGGTTACATCTTGGGTGGTCTTTTCGTGAGTGCCTAGCGCGTTAGCGATCATCTTGCCTACCGGCCGACCAGATAACGCAATTGCCGCCGGAGCGAGGTAGGGGGATACAGCGCCGACAACCCCACTCCCGGCGGTAGTACTGGCCGTCCCTACGCCCTCTGCCGCACCTTCCGCCACCGCCGCATCGTAGGCGGCGAACTCTCCCGTGCCGAACGCGGTGGGAACCGCCTGTGCGCCCGTGGCGGTAGTCCCGCCCGCAAGGGTAGTCTGTGCGCCCGCAATGGCAGGCGTCGTTACCGCCGCAGGTACGGACCCTGCGCCGGGGGTCTGTAAACCCTTTTGGTATGCGATCAATTCAGACATCGCGGAGGGCTTTGTGACTGCCTTATAGGTGAGGTACCCCATACCGGCAGTCGAGGCGGTGTCTACATAGCCTTTAGTCGTCGCGGCTTTAGACGCTTTATTGGCTGCGTCTTTGGCGTCGGCGAGACCTCTCTCTTGTAGGTCGAGGGCTCTCTCTTGGGTCGCCTTCCCAGCCTCCGCATCTAATTGACCTTTAATTAAGGCGTCGAGCATGGAAGGACTTATGCGTCTTCCTGTGGTGGCTTCCCACTGGGATATTCTAGGTTTGATTCGATCCAAAAGACTTGCGTCATAAGCATAGGCCATTTATCTACCCCCTTCCACGTGCGTCTTTACCGATGAGTCGATACCCGATTACCATAAAAATTGGTTCGAACCCGATTGTCTCGTCGTCTGTGGATATAGATAACTTAATACTATGATAATCATGGACTTTGGGGTTGGTCCCGAATAGTCTCGGAACGCTAAATAGCCTCTTGCCGGAGTTAACCATAGAGATTCCATCTATAGCCGGGACTGATGCTGTCGTGCTTGAATCTCCGAAGTGCTCTACTAAGACAGTGTCTGTCGTTGTCTTTGCTTTACCAACAAGCCTTACAGAACAGACCTCGGTTCGGTCCATAATATTACCAGACGGAGCTATGTCTGCGATTTGAATTACGAATGGGATTGATAATCCGTCTATAGTCGTCCCGTAGTCGAGTCTGTACATATAACCTAAAGACGTAGACCCATAAGAATAGGCAATTCCGTTTGTATCATAGACGGCACAACCACAAGAAAGCCTCTTTGTCGCTGCTAGCGGTGCCTCGTACCATTGCCTTGTCGGGACGTAACAGATCCACTGAGTAGACCCTGGCACTACTAGGTGATACTCGTTAAACACAGGATCTATCCAACCTGTACAAGTCGCAAGTGTGGCAGCAGTCAAATAGTTGTCATGTTTCGGGTCGAATTTATCCCTTATGTCGTTAGAAATTTCAACAACCGAAGACCCATCCGACATTACAACGCCTTCATGGGACAACCACATCCCGACTCTGCGATAAGTACCGGGAAGGATTTCGACCGTCGCCACATCCATAGTCAACGGCGCGACACACCCTCTTGCACCGTCTATCTCGTTTGGCACGAAATTGTCTATTGTCTCGCCTACAATAGCCCAAGTCCTTGTCGGTTCACAGACCAACTGGACGTTTGCTGCCGTCGAACCGTATCGTTCGAATAAAGAGACTCCCGAGACTGGAGTGTTTTTAAGGAAGATTTCAATCGTATCGTTTCCTTTTAAGACCTGCGCGGTGTCCTTAGAAGTACAGAATCCCCTATGGGGATCTTTCTCGTCCCCCCAAAGCCAAAGCCTGTCTAAATGATGAACCCCGAATTTATGCCCGGAGACATCCTCAGAGGCTGGAATTCCCCCGATGAAGAACAACTGAACGTCGGCCGAGAGGTTTTGCGAGAACACGACCTTATAGTAATACATCGCAGGAGACTCTGATCCTGTAGAACTCGATATTGAAACCTTGAATTCAGAGGAGAAGTCAGGGGGAGTCCATGTCGGAGCACCGCTCTTTGCGAACGATATGCCACTATTGACGGTCCCATCATCTGTAGTCCCGACCGAGGTCCAAGAATCCGAATCCGTCGCAGGACCGGTCCCGTTGTAGTAATAGACCGTCGCTGTCGTACTCGCGGTCGTGTTTACATGACCTCCAATGAGGTTTGCCCTAAACCCCATCTGGCGACTCGTAAATCCAAGAACGATAAAGTCAGTCGCCGTCGCGAGAGAGTCCAACTCAACAAAAGTAGACGTATTGGAAGAAGACCATGAATCTTCAAATACGTTCACCGTATAATCGTTGAAAGTCGAAGACTTATAGACTAGAAACGATGAACACGTCCTATACTGGCCGTCCCACAACTCCTTCATTGACTGCATCGGGGAGTCTAAAGTCAACTGCGATATCGTCGTTGTGGCGTCACAGTCGGTTATATCAAATCTATACCAATAAGCAACCTTATCGTCAATTGCCTTTAGTTTCGCTGTGGTCGCTGTGGAGGTAAACGTCCATGTATTCTTCCCAGCTGCCGATAGTGGGGTGGCACCAACCCCGCTGACTGTCCCAAGAGAAGTCCAGCCCGAAGAACTCCAATAGTTTCCAGTCACGGCCCCTGCCGTAGTATTCGCGGTTACAACGTAAGGATTAACACCCTGAACCGGAAGTTGGGAGCCGACGTAGATGCTCGTAATGGTTGCCGAACCATAGGCGAGCGTCGGCGGGTCGAATGAAGCAGTCCAGCGGGCGGAATTGGACACTCGGAACTCGTCGAGGTATCCATTAAATATCGTTGACCCGTCGTTCATCGCTTTTATCGCGATAGCCGAGGCATAATTGGCCGCTCGTTCAACACCAGAATAGGTGTTGAGCAACGCTCCATTTATGAATGAATAGTAGTTGTTCCCGCTCTCAACCAAAGCAACGTGGGACCATACACCAAGTTGCAGCGGGGACAAAACATCTATTCCATGCGAAAGAACAAGCGAAGACGCCGCATATATATCCACCACGAGAAAGCCGCTGCCGTTGAAGTAAATTTTATAGTAGTCCGTCGCACTCCCTTGGTGGTATATGGTTCCGGTTTTTGCCGTGGGATTTATCCAGAAATCTATGGAATACGTCCCGCCGGAGAAATCAAAATCCGCGTGGTCCGCAATGGTGAAATACCCACCGCTGCCGCCGACCGAATGCGTTCCGAACTTTTTAATAGACGTACTATAGGCGGCACTCGCCTCGGTAAGGTTGTGCGCCGCAGCCGTAGCATCATTTGGGCTGTTGTCGAAATGCCATAGAGCCATTGTCGCCGCGTCTACGGTGTCCGCCCTACGATGCAACGTCGCGATATTATTAGAGTCGGTTAATGAGTTCTTAACCTGCTCTGTATAGTCGTATTTATAAGTTCCGTTGGGGTCTTGGTCTATAAAACCTATTGGCTTCATTTCAGACCCGCCCCATATCGCGGTGTCTTTACCGTTACAATAGATCAGTTTCTCTCCTGGAGCGGTAGAGAACATCGGGTTCCCATAGCCGGTCGAGTCTGTAAATAAAGCCGTTGCTGTGAAGTCTCCCGCAGACGGTATAGCGGTTCCGTTTCGATAGACCTTTTGATTTAATCCATTGGAGTCTCTTGCCGACACAAGAACATTAGATTCCGCAGGAGAGTCTTTCCTAAATTGAAACATGGACTTAACCTGAGGATTCGCCAAAACTGTCGTATTAACTTTAGTCGTCCCGCCGATACCTTGCTTATGACTTCCTTTAGGTCTTATATTCTGTAGTGTCTGGAAGTCAACTATATTGACTTTGCCGTCAGAAGATATAAGTTCAGCGGGATCATCTGCGGTCCTGAGTCTTCCACTTAAAGGAAGTTCTCTGTATTGAACTACTTTATCGTCGGCCATCTGCCTCTCGTTAGAACCGGATTCTCGCGCCGATGGAGTTGTTCTTAACCACGAAATGCGCCTCGTACGCCGTCACTGCTCCTGCGTACCACGGCCGATACTTCTTCGGAAGCGCGACCATGATTCCGTTGTTCACCGCAAGGGACCCAACAAACCACGCATCGACTTTCCCAACAGACGGATGCGCTCCGAGAAACGGGTTCGAGATTTCCTCGAACTGTTGTGGGTGAGCCGCCCCGTACCGAGTCTGGCCCCAATCCGCAACGATTGCGAGGTTCATCAGCGCCCACAGGACAGCGGTCGTCATTTGACACCGCGAAGCGACATCTTGAACCCCGACCGATTGAACGTATTCCCGATAGAGTTACTTACTTCTCCAAGCCGCCCGGCCCATTCCTTGCGGAACGCATCCCACGACCCTGGCTCCCGGTCCGCCAACTTGTACTTGGCTGCCGCGTACGAAATGAGGGCGTTCATGTAATTCGGTGAAAACCGATACATGCCGTAATCGTGGAACACCGGGGCGGGGCGCTGGATGTAGTAAACCGTTACGGTGTGGCCCGCAGTAGACAACGGCGGGTCGAACAGGATCTCAAGCCGTCCCTGGGGCTGGATCACGTAGACATCGGAGACGGCCCAACTCGCCGCCGTCCCGTCCGTGTTCGAGAACATGGCGGTATTGAGGTGAGTAGCGTCCGTGACGGACAGGACGATGCCCGAACTCGCATCGGTCGTGTTGTGGATCAAATCTCCAACCGACACATAATCGGTCGTCGTAAACAGCCCCGACGTGTCCGTAAGAACGGAAAGCCCCGCGCTCGACGTTCCGATGGAAGTCGCAGTCCCCGTGATCTGCGAGTACAAAGAAGCCTTGTCGATCACGGTGAACCTGTTGGGCACGGACTGCGAGGTCGTCTGATTCGCGTAAATAATGGAATCGTACTCGCCAAAATTGATGAAGGTCGTTGAAGATCCGTCGTAATACTTGACGATGTATTCGCCGCTACTGTTGCGGAGATCGACCTTGAGAAAGTCCGCATTGAGCGTATACGAAGCCGTTTCCGCAACGGAGGTAATGGATTGGGTCGCTTTAAGACATCTCGTCCGCCGAACCAGTTCGATCGCCGCTTCCCAAAGGTACTGATAGGAAGTCCTCGTGTCCAAATACTGAGACCCGCTCGGCTCTCCTACGGATTCCCTTAACGAGCGAAGTAAAGCCGACCCGTCCATTTGGCTACCTACCTCTCCGTGTGCTCAACACCGTTCAACTTTTCCCGGCGCAGGTATTCGGAATTTGTGTCGAAGTCCGGGTCTATCCCGCCATAAAGCATCTTACGCACTTTCAGCGCGTCATCCCGACTACCCTTGCCCTTCTCAAGTTTCACACCAGCCGCCTCCGCAAGATCGAATGGGGATACACTTCTGCATCGACCGCTTCAACTCCAACTCGGCCTTCGCCAGCCCCAAGTGCATTTCCGAGCGCGTGTAGAGGGCGTCTTGTATTTTTGGTTCCATGTCTTTGATAACCCCTCGAAAGTCATCTTTCTGTTTCGCTGTCCATTTGGGGCGAGATGCCTCGATATCGTCGATCCTGACCTTCATGTCCCGAATCTGCTCCCTCAACTCCGCTTCGTTGGCGTTGGGCAATCTCATGTCAAGTGCTTTCTGCTTCCCCTTGAGTTCGTCCTTCATGTCGGAGAGCAACTTCGTGTGCATCCACGCGGGGTACTCGGACCTGTAGCCTCCCTTGGGGTGCTTCTCGAACTCGCCAAAAAACTGGATCTTGGCATCCTTCACTTCTGCTGGCTGCACCGTATCAACGGCCATCTGAACCTCCTTGGAATTACGCCGGGGATATCCCGCCCCGGCTCGGGTTAGTTGTTAACCGTTGGTATCAGCCGCCGGGAGGATCACCCCGGACAGGTTGTCAACAGAGGTCGAGAGATTGTCGAACAGCCGGAACCCCGTGGCCGCTCCCCAGTCGTGGGTGGTGGTGACATCGGCGTGCCCGAACCGGTTGTGGGCGATGATACCGCTGTTGCCGGTACCGCCGTTGCTGATGAACAGGGCGCCAGCGGTCATCTTGTGGGACAGGAAGTTCCACATGACCTGAGCACAGGTCATCACCTTGGTGCCGGCCTGGAGGATCAACGGAGACGCAGTGCCTTCGTGGACGATGTAGTTCCCGACCACCACCAGGTCCGCGATGTCGTCGGTGATCTCGATGAATTCCAGCTCGTTGACGGAGTCAACGAGCGGAACCCACCGGCAGTTTGTAATCTTCAAGCCGTCGGCCGTGTTGGCCGCACCAGTCGCCTTGATCGGGCTTCCCCAGTTCTCGGCGGTCGTGTTGTCGGCGAATTCCACCTTGTCGATCCAGCAGCCCTTTCCGGTCACATTGAAACCGGCAGCGACGAGCAGGTGCCCCGACGCCATGACGATGTTGCGGATGGTGACATCCGCCGCCGACACAGCGAACGTGACCGTGGTGCCACCGTCCATGAGGAACCGTGGGCGTTGGTTGTACGAACCCAGCCCGATGATGTCAATCCCGGCGATGTCCGCCGTAATGCCGCCAGCCCCGGTGATCGTCTCGGCGTGGTTCGGCATAACGTAAATCGTGTCGCCCTTGTTGGCGGTACACTTGCCGATCGCCCAGTCAAGAGAGGCGAAGGCAGTCGAAGGGGACCCACCGGCGTTGCTGTTCAAGCCGGTCGAACTGTCGACGAAAAACACAGACCCGGTAATCGGGCCAGGATTTCCCCCGAGCAAGGGAACCCCGAAACTCGTAATACCGTGAGGGAAGTCGGTGAAACCCATTGATTTCTCCTTTTGTGTCCAGTACCGCCGCCCTGTCTCATGCGCCGGTGGCGGGAATCGAACCCGCCTTTACACGGGTGAAGGAGACCGGCCCCTCGTCAAGACCGGCCTCCGGTAGGTTTACGTTCGGTCATAGGCATATTCTGTCAAAGAACAAACGACGCTAAAAACCCTTACGAAACAGTGCTCTTAATAATCCAACGCCAATCCTTGAAACCCATTGAGAAACGACCGTACACGGCCTGTAGAAACACATACGTATCAAAATCTATTGTATTTTTGTACTCCGGCGCGATCCGGTCGAACCACACCGCGTTCTTCTTGATCGCATCGAGATCCACGAGGTAGAAATCGTTGGTATCCGAGTCGTCAAGACGCATGTACGGAATGACCGTGTAACGCTTGTACTGCGGGTTGATGTTGTTGTTGGCCGTATCGGGCTTCTGCGAAGACCCCGTGATTTCATTGGCGTAATCCGCCAGCGCATCCGGGACCACAAGACCGACGTTCGTCCAGCCTTCGTACCGCTCTCCGTTGTCCTGCTTGAACAGGCGAGCCTTGAGTCGCATCGCCGCAAGGGACGTGGGGGAAAGCGCGGAACTGTACGTGTTGTCGAACCCCGAGGAAGTCGAGACGCCCGTCTTGGTAAGATGGGTCGAAGAGCAGAGGGGCTTACCCTCTTCAGAAGTCATGAAATCGAACGCCGTCGAACCGGCCTGGGTGAACAGACGAACGGCCTGCTTCTCCCGGGTCCGCTCGTAAGCCTCGGCAAGGTAGCGAGCGCGGTCATCAAGAACGCCCCACTTCTTGTCGTCGATCAGTTTCCGCTGCGCCTGAAGCGCGTAGGCGTATTCCTTGTGCTCGATCTTCTTGTGGAAGCCCGGATAGAGCGCACCGTAGGTCAGCGCACCGTTGAACTCCGGGATGTCCCCAACAAGACCGGTGGTGTAGAAGAACTCCTCGAACGCCGAGTCGGACTTCGCCACCGTGAAGAACTGGTTCCGCATGGGCTTGAGGTCTTTAAGGGACTGCTCCCACACGTCGGTCAGCCGCTTGTCGAGCAAGCGACTGAAATCACTATCTTGCAAGATGAAAGCCATTTGAATTTCCTCCTGTTATTTAATACTACGCACGCATCGGATCGAAGTGAATGCTCGCAAACCGGAACAACGCAGTCTCTGAACCGGCGGTCTTGAGGTCCAGTTTCTCGACGAACACCGAGAAGTAGTGGGTCGCCGGGGTCTTCTCTGCCGCGATGTACATGCCGGGACCGGCGATGTAGATCCGGGAATAACCCTGCTTCACGGGGACACGAACGAAGGTGTCTCCAAGGGCAACGTCATACGGGAACGCCACGGTGACATCCGGGGCGGTCGTAGACGTGTCGTTGGTCGTCCGGTAAAGACCCGCGTTGGCTCCCGTGCGACAGTAGATCGTCGCATAGTTGGCAACCGGGGTGAAGTCGCACGCGCCAGTCGTACCGGCAGTCGTGTAACCGGTAGTGTCCGCGCCGCCCGTATCGGTAACGACGGTCGGGGCGGTACCGTACGCCGCGTTGAAGATCGGGCCTTCGATCAGAGAACAAGGCTCGATGATCGCCACGTCCAAGAGCACCTGCGGGTCACCGATCGAGTACATGCCCTTGTTAAACGCCCAATCCCGGGCGATCTGATCGGCCTGAGTCAGGACACCAGTCACGGTGTTGGCCTTCAACGTATCTCCGTAAACCGGGGTCCTGTTGTTGATGCCAACTACGACGCCAGCAACGACCTGGAAGTTGGTCGTATCCGCCTCGCCAGCGGGGACCGCGAGCGGGAGAATCGTACCGGGAGTCGCGGCCTTGGAAGCCGCGATATAGGACACGATCTGTCCGACGTAATAAGCACTCGACCCGTCGCCCGCCATCTGCACGACCCGACGAGGATTCTCGATTTTAAACGACATATCTTTTCTCCTTTACCTCCGTGGAGGCTTTAGTTGTTTACACCCTTTTCCATGCGGCGGAATGGCACAGCGAACAGGCAGATCCTGCCACCGTATATACGTGGTAGATCGATGTATTTTCCTTTACGAGTACAATGTCGTGCCCAACGCCGGTCGACAGCTTAACGGAGTCTCCATATGCGTACAGCGGGGTCAAAGTATCCGTGTAGATCGCATGGGTCGCTCTGTGTCTCCCGTCTTTGGACAGTTCATCCCGCCGAATGTCGCAGATAAACCCACAGTTCCAGCACCGGAAGTAATTACCCTGGTCCGTCGTTTCTCGGCCGGAATCGCCGTCGTTCGCCCGGACGGGGATCGTCCTCGCTTGTCTGTGGTATCCGCGTCGCACCTTACCGTCGTCCTCGCACGAAGGAGTTCTGGATCGGCGCGGAAAGAACGGCGGCTACATCCTCGTCGCTCATCCCGTTGGCCTTCGCAAACTCCATCGCCGCTGCGGAAATCTTCAACGGCTTGGTACTCGCACTACCTGCGTCCGCCTTCGACTCCCCGCCCACCGCGAGAGGTGCCCTCGGCTTGTCGTTCAACAGAGGGGCCTTTTTCTCGGCAGGAGGCGTCTTGGCCTTCTGCTTGTAGTAGTGCGCTTCAGCCCGCGAGAGGTTCAACACGAAATCCCCCTGCGGGTTGGATGAATGCCGAACATTGTACGGCGTGTCCCCGGTCAAGAGTTTGTTGATCTCCACGGCATCGGCGTCTTCCGCTCTCTCCGCGTCGGAGATCCACTCTTTCACCTGGGACGCATACCCCACGGCGTAGGTGGCCTTGTCATTACGTTCGCGTTCGCGCTCCTGCGCCATGAACGTACGCAGACCTTCCGGAGTGGACAGGTCGACGTACTCTGGCTCTGCCTCCTGTGCAGGAGGCGGTGGGGCTGGCGGCACCGTCAACCGCTCGATGAGAAGCCTGTTCTGCTCAAGAACCTTACCGAGATCGTCTTTAAGGCGGGCGACTTCCCTACCGAGCTTGGTCCGCTCTTTATGGTCCGTCGGCTCCTCTTTGATCTCCTCGGGAGGCGTCTCTTGAACGACGACTTCCTCGACGACGGCTGGCGTTTCGACTACAGCTTCCGCCACAGGTTCAGCGGCTACGACCGGGGGTTCACCCGACAGTCTTC